CTCCTCTCTGCATACTTATAGTAAGAGCAGCAAAGGTTGGTTTCGCAGTTGCAGTTGTATTATTAGTTGGAATTCCTGTTTGTGATACGGAAGCCGGAAATACAATACCATTTTTATAATTCTCTACTGCTAGAGTCAGACCAATGCAATCATCATCTGGATCTTCACTAGTAACGACAGTATCCATGACATAGTTCGGGACTGCAGTTGGTGTGACAGCACCTACAGCGTTTGTGTTTTCATTTATAAATACTGAATTGTTTGAGTCTATCGCAAGATAATACGCCTGGGATGTGAATGGGATTTTTGTCGGGTGAGGATGCCAACGATCGCTACCGGTGGTGGTGTTGGTCCAGCGGGGCCATGTAGTGAAAATAACCTGTTGGTTTGTAAGATCATAAAATGAGCTCGTATGAAATGTTGTCTTTGGAGTCGAGAACCATGTACCAGATACATCTACAACCTCTGTATCCGTATCTAGATCGTTTTCTAAGCCTCGGGTGTTGGACGACTTGACTAAATTGCCGGAGTCTTGGAATGTTGTACTTCTGGTTTTATGTGCCTTCTTATATAAGGCAAATTCATTACCAAATATATCTGTTTTCCATTCATGCACTGTCTGATCTCCAATAATTAAATCATCTAACCTGTTTTGGATTGGTAGTTCATGTAATGGATAATTAGGATATAAATCAGGATTCTTCCATATATTTTTTGTGGTTCCAGTCCAAAAGTCAATACTATCTGTAATCTTACTAACACCAGATGGTTGGTATTCGGTAGATTCTTCGCGGGATTGATATGCGTTGAACCTTGGTAGATTACTATCGTTAATAATATCACCAGCTATATAACCATTCGCTAGATTGTGCTTAGCCCAATCTACATTTTCTACATGAGTTACTGGGGACAGCTGATCCGATCTAGAAAGGCCGCGGCCTTGACCGTATAATGCAGGGTCCGGGTATGAGTATATCGTATTACTGGAAAGTCCGGTTGTTTGAATAGTATAGTTAGGATTATAACTAGCAAATGTCAATAGTCCTAACTTAGGTGGTACATAAAATCCACCGAGCTGTTTCATAGTCTTATATGATACATCGATCGGTACAGTTAAATGACCAGGGTAATACCTGTTAAGAATATTTCTATGGCTAGCATCCGGTTTAAATAATATACCGGAGCTGGAAGCTGTACCGGTACTATCTGATGATAAGTAATAATAGGTTGACCCGGAGAATTTTGTGATTAGCTGCTTTTGATAATTATATACTAAATTATCATATGTCTTCTCACCACCAATAAAGCTACTTAGCGGGAGCTGCTCCCATGTTTGGGGAAATGTTACTGCTAATCTATGATTCGACTGTGTTATTCTTTTTTCCTGTGGGTCCATGCAGTCGGATGTAGATAGAGTGAGATCTACTTTGCTAAGCTCTCTTGTTATAAGTTTACCTATATCTAAAAATAGTAATGGTTCAATATCTTCAATATTCGCTGAATATGCTGATAAATTATCACCAGCGGTTGTTAAAGATTTTGGATCTAAATCATATTCTACCTGATCTGATTCATACAGTTCTTTTGTCTCTACAACAATACGCTCGCCAATCTTGCTAATATCCGGGACGGATGTATTAAATTGTGAAGTGAATGCTGTATCTGATAATAAACTTAATATATAATTCTTAATGCTTAATCTTACACCAAAATCACTACCCTTCACGGTATTTCGGAACGAAGATTGTATAACCTCTTCACGCTTTTTAATATGATAATGGGAGATTTGCTTTATCTTTTTAGCATAAAACGGTATAACAATATCAAGATCGCGCGGATTGCTATAATCTATATTCAGCAAAAACCGCTTTTCTTCAACTGTCGTGTAGTTTAATGCGATGTCTTTGAGTAGAGATGTATACATCTCTTTAACATCGGTCTTGTGGGAAGAAACAGTTTTATTTTTTAGCGCATACCACTCTGTTATATATTCATTATAATCCGAATATGATTGATGCTCAGATACATATGCACTAGTAACGCGTGCGAGCCAATGCTTATAAGAGTAAGGTTCGGTTATAGTTACAATATCTATGGGAACAGTATTAGCCATCCGTAATTATTTATGATTTTTTGGTGAAATCACTAACAGCTATATTATGGTATTGGTTGTTCTTCTATCTCCACCCAAGATTGATTCTCCTCGTCCCACTTATAAAGCTTATCATCACCGGGCATCGGGAAAGGGGCTTCCCAAGAAAGGCTCTCCTCGTTTAATAGCCATGAAGGGAAGGGCTGTGGAGGGATAAACGAATCCCGCTCAACATCGTATTTATGACCAATCCCTGCATACCGGTTTCTAAAATTGTCGTTGTAAGAAGTCTGTACCCAATCTGTACCGGGAAACATATTCTGCAAGTAAGCTATCCCAAGTTCCTCAACCTCTTCGCCGTCTTGAGTAATGCGTTCATTGGAAAGTACCAGCACTCGCTGGACGATTCCTTCTTCATTTATTTCTGCAAAGTTTGCCATAATGTGTTAATTCCGATACTTCCATCTTACGATCAATTTACCCGAGCCGCCTTGACCGCCATCAGCCGCCAAGTTGCCGGCGCCATGGGTTTTACCTCCTCCGCCACCTCCTCCGCCGGAGTTTACCTCTCCATCTGCCCCGTCGTCAGTACTTAACCATCCGCCATCACCGCCGCCGCCGTCACCACCGTAAGATGTCTCACCTTTTCCTCCTCCGCCTCCTCCGGCGAAGTATCCTACGGGGCCGAAGCCGAGAGAGTTTCCGTCCATCCATCCATCATCATCAGTCCAACCAGCTCCGCCAGCACCACCGGCACTACCGTCAGCTCCGGCGTCAAATGCTCCTCCACCTCCTCCGCAAGTGTAAGGTGAACTGGCATAACCGGCACCACCGTCATTGCCTTGTTCCGCGTCATCAGTGGAGCCGGCCGTGCTCGGAGAATAAGCACCTCCTCCGCCCGAACCGCCGTCTCCGGCAGTAAGCGCGCTATAAGAACCAGCATGCCCTCCGCCTATAGCTGTTAATGTTGCACCGCTATCTGGGTCTAAAGTTGAATCAGTCCCGGCAGCAGCATACGCGTAATTAGGCACACCTCCGATTCCCCCGGAGCCAATCGTTACATCGTAAACTTGAGCTAAATCGCCTCCATTGTCGTAGGAAAGATCACGGAGGAATCCTCCAGCTCCTCCTCCGCCACCTGTTCCTATGTTAGAACTGGATGTTTGCGAGCCCCCACCACCACCTCCAGCTATCAGATAGACTTCAATGGTGTCACTGCCAGCCGAATCTCCTGCATCTGTTACTTCAAAGGCGCTTGAGGTTGTTGAGTCGATAACAAAATACTTGTAGTCCGAGTCATACTGATCCACCACAACAGCTGCCGAGGTGGAGATTGCAACATAGTCGGACCCTCCTCCTCCTCCATAACCGGTCGTGGTGGTACTAGTCGAGGTACTAGTAGTTGTCGTTGTTGTACTAGTCGTAGTCGTTGTTGTACTAGTCGTAGTCGTAGTTGTACTAGTCGTGGTCGTGGTCGTTGTTGTACTAGTCGTAGTCGTAGTTGTAGAGCACACCTGGTTCGAATAAAACGGATAGTCTTGGCCGGATATGCCGGCGCTCATCGTTGATAGTTCTGTGGCGAAATTAGCTGTGTAACGTGCTACACCCTTAGTTATCCTTACATTATCCATAAACCCGCGGAAGTGGTAATTGGAATACCAGCCGTGGTTCCAGCCAATTCCAGTTGGAGTGTATTCAGGGTATAACCCTGGGTTAGTGGGATGTGGTCCAGACCACATGATACCAGACATAGTTGCAGTAGCGGACGATAGGCCATCTACCCAACAATGCCAAATATTATCCTTACATGTTACAGCTAGGTGCTGCCATCTAGTGTTAATCGGTGCGACGTCTGCAACCATCCACGAGATAGCTGATCGGGTAGAGTCTCTGAATATTAGGAATTGCATTTGATCCGCGGTGGTCATTCCTAGGTACCCAGTATTAATTCGCCATTGGAATTTGCAGTTCGGATTACTATAGTCGTCCTGATTAATAAGGCCCTCATAGTTTCCGCCGCCTGTCCGGTAGACCCACATTTCTAACGTACAATCAGAGCCGCCTAAGTCCAGTTCCTCCGTTCCAGTGGTGACTCGAATGGCAGTATAACCCGTTCCCCCAAGGCCAAAGTCCAATGATGTGTCGCCATCTACTGTATTTGCGGAAGTGTGAGACACCAACGTTGGCCAACTTGTCCGGTGGCTGATAGTATGGTTATGTATTGAAGAATCAGTAATAGTGTAGCTGCCGTGAGTATCATTAGATCGGATATCTAAGACTGTATTAAAACCGTATGGATCGCAGGCGCCGGGAGTGGTAGTTGTAGTGGTTGACGTACTAGTTGTAGTAGTCGTAGTACTAGTCGTAGTAGTACTAGTTGTTGTAGTTGTTGTTTGGACGCATTTTTGATAAGCTTTAACATTTTTCCAGTATATCTGTGGCATTCTATCCACACCGCTGTCACCTTGATCATGTATACCGATCCAAACCTCGATTGGGTATGATCCGGGGGGAAAGCTGAGAGTTTCCTGAGTAATTGGCCCGAGCTCAACTTCTAATGTCTGGTAACCCGAGAGGTTATTCACGATACATGAGTCGGTCCATGAAGGTGTAGCGTTCGGTGACCCGCCACCACCGTAATAATTACCTTCTCCCACGGTTGGAGTACCATCTGCGGCTGAGGCTGCGTGAAACACAATTTCATATTCATCTAGTTCGTGACTATCTCCACGGCCTCCTTTGAACTCACCGGAGACGTAGTATGTTTCACTGACGGACAGGGCTGAAACTGCAGTACCGGTGGCTTGAGCCTCGACCCAGTTTACATGAGCGGTCGCATTACCGTCATTCGATAAGACTGAATAGTTGAAACCGGTGCCCTCTACTAAAGGTAACGGGCAAGGAGTTGTAGTGGTTGTTGTGGTTGACGTGGTTGTTGTGGTTGGAGTAGAGGTAGTCGTTGTTGCGTTGCAATCATCTATACTATTTGCAAATTTGATGGTGGAAGATTCACTCTCTCTACAAATAGCTGAAACTTTACCGGTCCAGATCGGGCTTCTTGATATAAACGTTTCACCGGGCTGTAGAATAGCTACACACATAGCGAGAGCAGTTGCGTTATTTACACCTTCGTATATAAAGACCTCATTCGAGCCAGTATTCATGATAGAATACCCTTTTCGGGTCGGGTCTGCGCCGGCTAATGTTAATGCACCATCGCTTATGGGGACGGAGCTAACACATGCTGATGTTGTCCAGCGCTTTGCATCACCAAGAACCAATCGTGCAAATCTAGGTTTAATACTAGTAGTCGTGACAGTCGAGCCGGCGAATTCCTGCGCGTCTATCAACTGCGCAGTAATAGGCGGGTATAGGCTATCGGTATCAGATATTCTTTGAAAGCTCGCCCAATTAGCGTCGTTTCTATGATGTGGTTCGAAAGCCATTAATAGTACTTAATCCAAAAATATTAGTAACAACCGTAAAATGCTATACAATCATCAAAAGATAGAAAATTATTGGCATCAAACGACCAAGCCCCAGCGTCGCATTGCGGGCAGGAGGTGGCAGTAGATGCTATAGAGATTCGGACATCATTCTCCGTAAAAACGTCAGTAGCTATATTTAAAAACGGTATACTATGACCAATTGGATTAACTATAATAATATTAAGATCTAATCCACCGGTAAGTGACGGTATTTCAAGAGTGATATGGTTGTTGTCAACAATTTTAAATGTTGTAACTTCAAATCCGGAAAAGGATTGAAAAGTTGTCGATAGGCTGCTATATGTCGAGAAAAGATCAACCCCAGTAAGTGATGTTTTTATATTATGGCCACCGGAAATTGAATATTGATTTGTAGCACTTAGGTAGATTTTTTTAGCGTTGGTGAAATTATAACCTTCTAGAGTAATACTTGCAGAAAAGCCGGGCTGAAGTGTTAATTGACCGGAGGTCTTGTCACCCGTTACATGGATTTTTGTTATCTCAGGAAAATTAGATACCTGCTGGCCAGCGTTTGTACTTAATGATTGCAACTCTGTAAAGTATTGTGTCTCTGAATTCTTGTTCATAAGGTTTTATCGTAACCAGCTAATGGTGTAATTAAATCGACAGGTGTGAATGTTGAATCTACTGTGTAGATTGGTGCTCCTCCGGTAGTTGATCTATATGGGAAGATCCACCCTTTAATTGTAAAGGTGGTATCAGCAGTGATCCTAGCTGGTTGAGTTGATTGTATGTCATACGGGTAGTCTAGCGATATGTCACCAGACCATAAAACTTCAGACCGGATTTCATGTACCTTGGTGAGCAAATCCTTCGGAGCTCTCCATGAAATTACTATATATGGATTCGTATATACCATAAAATTTTGAAGAATTTGCTCCATATCGGACTGATACTTACATAGAATGGACATATTAACATTAATGTTAATCGGAAGAGGTGGTGGTAGGTAGTCAGAGCCAGTTACTCTAATATCATCGCTAGGATTTGCAGAATGGTATGTACCTTCGAGTTTGTTGAACACTCTAGTCACATCACGTGATATACTAGCCTGTGATACGGATATAACTGGTAAAGTGATGTGTTGCGATTTGTTTATTAGATCTTCTAGTACGCGCTTCTTTGGAGCGTAGACATATTTAACTTGAATCTTATCGGTTGTACTACGGCCTCGATCAAAACGTTTAATGATAACATCATCAAACGCGGAAATAAACTGGAGCATTACATCTTTTATCTCGAAATAATACGATTGATTCTTCACCTAAGTATTTATTAAGCGAACCTATCAATAAAATGTTTAGGTAGCTTATGACCTGCCACTCTCATGGTATTTTTTATATTTCCGTCTAAAATATATGTTGTTGAGTGATCATCTTCACCTCTGGTCGTACGGCCGGCGGCTTGTACTAAGTTATTGAGCATTTTATTTTCGTACCATTCTTTATCCTCGTCAAACAAACGTTTAATTCGCTTGGATCCAAGAGGGAGATAAGGTAGCTTTACTATAATTTGAAATCTGCCTAGGTCATCTTTCAAGTCAACCCCATATGTTAAGGATGGGCTTACTAATACTGATGGATCTTCTCGAGTTGTATGCTCCTCTATTATATCTATGTTATCTACACCTTGCTCTCTAAATAAAAGTCTCTTATAATTATCTGATTTACTTAGTAATGACTTTAAGCTTGTTGTTATCTTGTGTGTATGTGTATGTATTATACCTTTTTCACCTTTATGGTGCTCTAATATATGGTCTATCTGCTTAGCAACGCGAGGTAGCACTCTTGACATATTCTTGTAGTTAAGACTGTACTTTGTTGATACGTAAATTGGTGATTTGCCGGGATCGAACATATTTTCTACATCGATATATGTATAATCCTTAATGCCTAAGTTTTTAGCAAAAATAGCTGGATTGATTATTGTAGCAGATTGTAATATTATACGGTCACCAAATGCAAATAGATCTTCGGATAACTTATCCACTTTATACGGTGTGAGTGTTACACCTTTTGGTTCCTTTTCAACAATATACTGACAGTCATACCAGTGAAAATCAATTTCATTTAAGGAACTTTTTAGGCTCTTTAAATTCTTAATCTTAGATTGGCGGGATTTAGAAATATTATTAGGACTCTTCCGGCAAATCGAGGTTAGTCTATCTTCAACGTTATTTACCAAGCAACTCACCCACACCTTTACGTGGGATTCCTTTTCGGATTTTAACTTCCCATATTTAACACCAAGATAGTCGAGTATCTTGTACTCAACTTTACAAGAAAATCTCTGAACTAGCTCTTCTTCCAACTCTGAGGCCTCATCACATATCAAAATGTTCCGGTGTTTAGCAAAATCTGGTAATGATAGAAACATTTTATAATTTAATGTACTAACTCTAGATTTTATGGATTTGCTACGGCTGTTACAATACGGGCATTTACCTTCATGTTGGTTTTCTTGTATTAATCGTCGGGGCATGACTGCATGCTCTGTTTCTACGTCATATCTCTCGTCAATACTTGACGTGTAATTAGCTTTTCCTTTAAGGCATGTCATATCAGAGAATAAAGTCATATACTGATCTTGAAGAGCCTTTGTTATTGTCAAGATACAGGAACTATGCGATTCACTTTTATTAAAGATATCGGCATTTACGTACTCACCGGAACTATCTATATCAAAAGCATGGTTTGATTTTAATATGTCTTGAAGTTCAGTCGGGCAATCAGGGGTCGAGGCTCCAATAGCTTTAGCTATTAAGCTTTTTCCAGTACCAGTAGGGGCGTTTAATATTATAAATTTTTTGTTACTGTTCAGTGCAGCACTTAGCTTACTAAGCACCCGTTTCTGGATATTAGTTGGTGTATATGGGTCCGGAAAGAACAATTCTAAGTTCAGCTTACTCTTCACAATACCATTATAATCAATTTGAGTGTATGTGCAATATGGTATTGTAAAGTTTTGATTTTTTCTCGGAACTTATCGTCATGATATTTACATATAGCGAGGAACTCTTAATAGCAATATTCTCAACCCTATAATCAAGCGTGCCGGTGTCATTTTTAACATAGCAATTAAACGGGATTGGTATTTCATATTTCTTAAGCTCGTTCTTTGCGTTTTTAAACGTGAAATTTATTATAAAGTCTTTAACTGTAAACAGTATTAACCTACCTTCCTTCAATACCTTATCACCAATTTGCAATTTTATTTTTTTTTGCAAAAAATGCTTAAGGCAGTCCTCTACTTCATCTTGTATCATTGGTCCATGTAATTCATTTTATCAGTTACATCCATACCCGCTAGCGTTTCGTTGAAGAACTCCCAAAATTTCTCATTTGCAGGGATTATTTCTAACAGATCAACGCTATCAGTACTCACACATCTGAAATCTTGCATGAGGACATCCCACGTAACAATAATTCCCTTCGTGTTAGGATCGTACCGGAGTCGCTTGATTGGCGCGCGGAAGTTTAGTGTCACTTTACCGTCAGTGGAGTTTAAAAGTGCTGCGCTGTTGGTACATAGCATTCTTCTGGTAGGAGGACTGCCGGGTTTTGAGCGGCGTCTAGTGAACCGGAGATCAACCACATTATTTTCAAGTAATGTGCGTATTTGGCCTAGGCCAGCGATCATTCCTCTTCGACCTTTTTACATATTCCGAACAAGCGTTGCTCATTCAAGAACATACCGTTCTTGAGAGTTCCGACCCCTTCAACAGCAATATTACTCACTGGGATCCCCTTATCGTTCGGAAAGCATACAATATCCCCGACCTTAGTAGACAGGCAATTCGGCCCAGCGAGGACTACGCGGCCCAGTCTCCATGCTTTCGTGGCGGCATTTAACGGTACGATGACTCCGTTCCTACTCACTGTCTCATTATCGTCAGTATCGACGTATTGTGCTAATACAATATCATCAAATACGTGTGACAGCTTATATCCTACTAGAGTAAAATGATCTTCAACATGTGTCTCTAGATCAATCAAACTCCTTTTCGGTGTGATTGCGTCAATATTTGTTTTACTCATAACATTTTTTAAGTTTTGAAATATCTATAATTCCTGTTTCTATATAATCATTTATCTCTCTTTTTGATAATTCAAGATTTGTAGCTAGGATACTAATAATATTAGCGTGGCTAGATTTAAAATCTGGCTTGTTTTTCTTAAAGTAGGTTATTCTCTTTCTACCTCTAGAAGGTAATATGTCGACTAAGAACTTATATTGCTCAGTCTTTGATTCGAAGATTGGATATAACCAATTTGCGGTATTATTAATAATAGTAGCGCAATCCGGAGAATACATACTAATCCACCTATTAACTAGGTAAGGATTAAAGGCAGCTTCATCATCAACATTCTGTAAAAGAGTACCTTTCTTAAAAGTCAATACATCATTAATACAGTCAAAGATAGTTATCATTCTATATTAATTTTTGTTGTGGCGATGAACATATCGTCGTTCATATCATAAAACATATCGACCACACCTTTCATAAACTGCTCGCATTGATCGTCTGTTAGGTTTGTCGAGTATGCGAACCCAGGAGCCTTTCGGCCTGCTGTAACGTTAATGGCAGTATGTCCTAAGGCTACTCCATCCACGGAATATGTTATACTCACACTACACTTTCCCTTAGGTTGAACAATCCCATGTTGATCATGCTCTTTATGTACAATCAAATCATCACCATCTACTTCAATCGGTGCTTTAATATGCTCATGAAGCATATTTGCCACGCGTGTGTTGAATAGACGTTGCCATGCAACAGCACCAAACGGGTTAAGACCGGGTATTTCCCAAACAAAATTAATAGCATCCTCACTATAGATGTAATCATTTTTTAGAGTATCTTCAAGATCAATCATCCCGGAGGCTTCAACCTCCATTGGAGCTCGAAAAGCTAGAATATTACCGATAGGTAAGGTACGTTCTCGAAAATAGGTATAAGCAAATCTTTTATGGATTAAATTACCATCATATAATTTGATATCGCGAACAATCATGTATACATGATAGTATACTAATCAAGATTTTCAACTTGTTCTTGTAGATCTGGTATATTTAATTTACGGTTGAGAGATTTTACGGTCATTAATGATCGGTTGATTCCATTACCTGGAGTTGAATGTGGACATACTGTATGATCTAGATTAAACTTATTAATAAACATATCTACCAATTCATACTTAGATACGGTATTTGGGGAATGTATATGGAACTTACTTTCTTCATATAAATTATTATCTATTATCTGCTGGCACACTTCACTGTATTGTTTTGTGGTGATGCCGTTCCAAAAATGATTGATGTAACCATCTATAGTAAGGTTTTTATTCCGGCGGACCCAATCCATCAAGCTAACATAACTATGCAGTTCCGGGCCAATGATACTTGTTCGGAGGACCATACAATTATCTGGTTCGCCGAGAGATTTAGTACGGCCATATAGATCTATCATATCATGTTCATCATCTTCTGTATAATTTCCAGTGTTGCCGGTGAAGACACAATCAGATGTTATATGTATAAATCTAGTTTTAAAGTAACTTGCTATATCAGCTACTTCTAACGGTAGTAGTGTATTGACTCGGATAGCGATATCTGTACTTGTTAAGTGCGGTTTTATTAATCCTATACAATTAATGACGTAATCGTATTTACCTACATTAACTGATAGAAAATCTCGGATATCTCGATTGTTTGCATCAAAATAGATATACTCACAAGGAAGATCCTGCTTGTACTTAGGATCTCTGTATGTACCGGTGACGTGGTAAGATCTATTCTTTGATAGCTCCCTGACTACAGTATTACCTAATAACCCGGTTGATCCTAGTACGAGTATTTTACTTATTTTCATCTAACCAGTCTTCTAGATTAATTTCCGGAGTCCAATTTAGGTTATCTCTAGCTTTTTGCACGTTAGCTAGTGTATCTTTAGCTTCTCCGGGGCGAGCAGAGATATGCTCTATTTGATCACCAATCATATTAGCTATATCAAGAACGCTATATGACTCCCCGGTGCCGATATTATGAACTTCACCTAGACCTCTAGAAGCTGTGGCAGCTAAGATGTTTGCTCGGACAACATCTAACACATTGCAAAAATCTCTTGTTTGTAGACCGTCTCCAACAACTGTCATAGGCTTACCTTGCTTGACTGCTTTTAAGAAGAGACCTATAACTGGCGCATATTGACCTTTTGTAGGTTGACGATTACCGTAAACATTGAAGTAACGAAAAATTATGGTTTCTAGACCGTATAATGTGTAGTACATCTTACATAAGTCTTCGGCACCGGCTTTTGTTACAGAGTATGGGTTAAGGCAATCACGTTGCATGGTCTCTACTAAGGGAGGTTCATTAGATAGCCCGTAGGCCGAGGAAGTGGACGACATCATTACGCGTTTAACATCAGTCAATCGCGATGCTTGTAGTATATTTCCGGTACCAATAAAATTAACATGACATGCCAATAGCGGATTTTCTATAGTAGGTTGTATTCTGGCTTCAGCTGCGAGATGAAACACGTAATCTGGCTTATAATAATTAAAATGTTTTAATACTAAGTCATATTCACACACATCATCCTTATGGTAATGTGCAGCATCATTATAATAAAACTGATCATGGGCTTCTGATGACTCGTTGTCGATAACAACGACAGCCGCGCCTTGATTGATTAGCTCATCAACTAAATTGCTGCCTATAAATCCAGCACCACCGGTTACAATACATGTTTTATCTTTCATTATCTGTTCTTATAAAAATAGCGCAGGGCATCTTAACTATCATCTTGTTAAACTTTTCAAGTACATCCATATAGCACGAACTCTCTGCAGATAATATAAACGGCTCTAACGGACCGGAATTATCTAAAGCTGCTAATTCCCATAATTGATATTTTATTGGTTTCATTTAAAGTTCGAAAACCAGTTTTCATAATGATCAATCATATCATCCATCATTGTCTCAAACGTATATGTTGGTTTCCATCCTAATGTTGTCCTTAATTTCGTTGCATCTCCTTTTAAAAACTTTAACTCCTCGGCGCGTAAAAACTTCTCATCTTGATGAACAAAATCCTTGTAGTTCATGCCTAGTTTAGTGAATGTGTACGCGCATAAGTCTCTAATATTATGTGAAATACCAGTTGCGCATACATAGTCCCCCGGGGTGTCGCTCTGTAGCATCATCCACATTGCTTTAACGTAGTCTTTAGCGTGGCCCCAATCTCTGGAAGCTTCCAAGTTACCTAGATATAGTTTATCAGCTAATCCTAGCTTAATCTGAACTGCGATTTTCGCGACTTTCCCAGTGACAAAATTGGTTCCGCGCCTAGGTGACTCATGATTGAACAAAATACCATTTGATAAGAACATGTCATAAGAATTTCGATAATTTCTTGTGAGATTGTAGGCAAACACTTTTGAGCACCCGTAAGGTGATACTGGTTCTAAGGGGGTAGTTTCTCTTTGAAAGCCGTCATCATCCAGACTGTTACCAAACATTTCAGATGATGAGGCTTGATACATTTTAGCCTCAGGGCATGCTATCTTCATTGCCTCTAGTAAATTCATAACTCCAATAGCTACAGTTTGTGCTGTATATAGAGGCATATCAAATGATATCCTAACATGGGATTGAGCTGCGAGATTATATATCTCATCAGGGTGCACTTTATGCAATACATTAAGTAGAGACGCCATATCAGTCATATCACCGTAATGTAGACTCAGTTTAGAGAATATATGATCTATTCTAGCAGTTTGGTTTTCTGAAACGGAATTCCTCTTTAAGATACCATGTACCTCGTACCCTTTAT